GATCGACACGGTCATGCTGCCGTGGCTGGGCGACTGTGTCGAGGGCCTCGTGTCGCAGGGCGGCGCTTTGGCGGCTGCTGGCCGCTTGGATCTCACGATGACCGAGCAGTTGCGGGTGCTCCGACGGCTCATGCTGCATCAGATCCAGTTATTTGCCCCTCTCGCCTCCCGCGTAATCGTGCCGGTGGTTCCGGGTAATCACGACGAGGTTCAGAGGGTCGGGAAGGTTCAGAGGCGCTACGACGACTCGTGGGCCATAGAGGGGGCTGTCGCGGTCGCTGACGCCTTGAAACTGGCCTCGGGCTATGAGCATGTGTCGTTCGTGTTCCCGGCCCGTGACGAGTTGACGATCACGTTGGATGTGGCGGGCACGATTGTGGGGTTCGCTCACGGGCATCAGTTCGGTCGGGATCCGGTGAAATGGTGGGCTGGTCAGGCTCACGGGATGCAGGAGATCGGTTCGGCGACCCTGTTGCTGGCGGCGCACCTGCATCATTTGCGGGTGGAGCAGGGTGGGGCGAAGACATTTATTCAGATCCCTGCGTTGGATGGTGGGTCAACGTGGTGGCGACATAAGACGGGTCAGGACGCCCCGGCGGGGATGGTGAGCCTGTTGATTGGGCATGGTGGCTGGGGGGATTTGGTTCTGCTATGAACAGTCAACAGCACGCGATTGCGGTGGCGGCGATTGTGGGGTCGCTGACGGATCGGATTTTGGGGCCGGGGGCTGACCAGTATGACGACGGTTCGGGCGTCCAGCGGTTCGAGAAACGCGCTTTGGAGGACATCAGGACTGACGCCGTGGAGGAGATCGACGATCTGATTGTGTACTTGTGCCAGTTGCGGTTGCGACTCACGCAGGGCCCCCTATCCGACCTCTAACCCCCGTTATGCTACACTCGGGTTAGGAACTAGGGAGGGAGACCCGATGACGAAAGTGACCGATAAGCAGGCCGAAGCCGTCCTGACCGAAGTAGCCGCATGGCTCGGCAAGAAGGGCCTTGGCCCGATCTCATGCAACGAAGGCCGAGCCCTCCGTTACGGAATCGAGCACATCGACGACGACACGATCTGCGAGGACTACACAGTCGGCCCAGCGCCAACCGGCCGCGACGCCGCCTACTCGGGACTAGGCCCCGAGTTACGACTCGACTTCGAGCCGTGGTGGGGCGGCAGCAAACACCCCGCCGTGATCCTCGAAGGCGGACCCGACGAGTGGGCAGTCGCATCGTGCTATGCGGTGCAACAGGCGCTCGATAAGAAAGGCATCAAAGTGTTCGTGGAACCCGCAACGAGTTTCATCCTCGGCGTCTTCCCGAAGTAGCACAAGCAGCAACGGCCCCGAGTGAACCTCGGGGTCTTTGCTTATCTCCCCTAGACTAAGTCGAGTAGTTGATCGTGCCCCTCGTGGGTCCAATCCGTCACTACATCGTGACCCAAGTGGTCCCTGCGGCGGTGCGGATCCGCGCTGCCGTCAGGGAGGTTCAGTGCCGTACAAGGTGCTAACCGGTTTGTCGTACCCGCCGGACAAGCGCGCCGAGGTCGGGGACATCGTTGACGATTTGCCAAGCACCTCTGTGAAGTGGCTGCTAGCGAAAGGTCATATCGAGGAAGTCGGCGGTCAGCCGAGCGCCCGTAAGCCCGCTCCGAAGGCGCCGGAGCCCCGCGTCGAGGATGGTGACGAGTAATGGCGTTCGTGCATGGCAAGAAAACCGCTGTTTTCTACAACGGGGCGAATCTGTCCGCGTACTTCAATGAGGCCAGCGCCTCTCAGGATGTTGAGACTGCCGAAACCACCGCTTTCGGTGACGACGCAAAGACCTACATCGCGGGCCTGAAAGATGGCACTCTGAGCGCGGCGGGCATGTTCGATGGCTCTGAGGGCGCTATCGACGCCACCCTCTCGGCGGTCATCGGCGCCGAAGCGGCTGATGTGATCACGGTTTGCCCTGAGGGCGCAACCGCCGGATTGGCGACATATTCTGCCGGGGCCCGTGAGACCTCCTACGAGATCTCCAGCCCCGTCGCTGACGTCGTGGCGGCAAATCTGGAAGTGCAAGCCACTGATGGCATTGACCGTGGGGTCCTCCTCGCCGCCCTATCTTCGGTGAGCGCCTCCGCAACCCCGTCCGCGATCAACAACGGAGCGTCAACCGCGAACGGCGGTGTCGGCTACCTACACGTCACGGCCAACACCCGTGACGGTGCAAGCACCTTCAAGGTGCAAGACAGCGCCGACAATGTCACATTCGCTGATCTGGTCACGTTCACGAACGTGTCAGCGTCAGCGACTAGCGGCCAGAGGGTCGCTATCACAGGCTCGGTCGATCAATACGTTCGTGCCGAGGTAGTCCCCGGAGGATCTTCCGGGTCAGTCACCTACACAATGGCGTTTGCCCGGAAGTAAGGAGTAGCCACAATGGCTTTCATTCATGGTAAGAAGTCTGTTTTCAAGATCGACAACTCTGCTGGAACCCTGACCGACATCTCGGCGTTCTGCGAGGAAGTGTCCCTTTCCCGCGACATCGAGACCGCCGAGGTCACCACGTTCGGTGATGACGCGAAGGAATACATCACTGGTCTCACCGATGCGACGATCAGCCTCTCAGGCAAGTTCGACGCGGGCAACGCTTCCGCAGTCGACCCGGTCCTGTCCGGTGTGCTCGGCGCGGCGTCGACCGTGTCGTGGGCGTACCGCGTGAACAGCGCATCCACCTCATCGACCAACCCCGAGTATCAGGGCGAGGGCATCCTCACCTCCTACGAGGTGTCGGGCACTGTGGGCGACGCGGTCACGTTTTCCGCTGAGATTCAATGCACAGGTGCGATCACTCGCGCGACTGCGTGACATAGGCTCATCTCATCAGTCCTACTCGTGGGCCTAAGGTGCCCCCTACGGAAAGAGAAGAAATGTCCCTTCGCGAAAAGATCCTCGCTGCGGAAGACATCCAATCGGAGATCGTTGACGTCCCCGAATGGAACGTCAAGGTTGAGGTTCGCGGGATGAACGGTTCCGACCGGTCCCGCATCCTCGACTCCGCAGCGGCGGCGGGTTCAAGCGGTCTCAGTGTCGGCGCGATGTATGTCGACACTGTGATCGCGACCGTGTACGACCCGGACTCGGGCCTGCGTATTTTCAGCGATGCTGATAGGGATGCGCTGCTTGGCAAGTCTGCTTCCGCTATTGACCGTCTTGCCGAGGTGGGTATGCGCCTGTCTGGCATGAGCGTGGAAGCGCAGGACAACGCCAAGAAGCGGTTTCCTGAAGAATCCGCATCGTAGGTTCCTGTTCGAGTTGGCCGAGAAACTCGGTAGAACCGTAGGCGAACTGCTTTACGGCTCCGGGTCTCACCGGGCGATCTCCTCGGAGGAGTTGACTGAGTGGATCGCCTTGTGGGAGTTGAAGGCGTATGAGCAGGAGCAGGCGGCCAAGCGTTCAAGGTAAGGAGGTGTCGGCATGGCGCAGACGACGGTAACCGCGCAGTACATCGCTGACACCACGCAGTACGTCAATAACGTCAAGCGCGCTACTGACGCAACGAATCAGTTTGCGCGCTCGCTACCTTCGGCTGAGGGTGCCAATAATCGTTTGAAGGCCAGCACGATTGGCCTGAGTGCGGCTATGGGCACCCTCGGCGCGATGGTTTTCGCTAAGGCCGCGAGTTCGGTTCAGCGGTTCGCGCAGCAGGGCATCGCCGCTGCCGCCTCCTACGAGCAGACCGTCATCTCGATGCAGGGCATTTTCCAAGGCTCGGGCATGTCGATGCAGCAGGCCGCGCAGAAGACACAGTCGTATTTGGGCGAGTTGCGTGATTTCGCCGCCCGTACCCCGTTCGAGTTGCCACAGACCTTGGACGCGGTGAAGCGGCTCCTGTCGATCGGTTACGCCGCTGACGATGTGAAGGATCGACTGCTTCCGGCGATCGGTGACATCACGGCGGCTCTCGGCCAGCCAGCCTCATCCATCAACGGTGTCGTGTATGCGTTCGGTCAGATGAAGTCCGCTGGCCGCGTGCTGTCCCAAGACTTGATGCAGATCGGTAACGCGCTGCCCGGTTTCAACGCGAAGATGACTATCGCGAAGGAACTGTTCAACGGCGACGTCGCCGCTATGACTAAGGCGATGGAGACCGGATCTCTCGACTCGAATAAGGCTATCGATGCGTTGATCTCGGGGATGACTAAGTTCCCCGGTGCCGCTGGCGCTATGGAACGTCAGTCGAAAACGCTGAACGGTGTCATCTCGACGTTCAAGGACACCGTGAATAACGCCTTGATTGACGGGTTGATGCCCGCGATTCCTGTGTTGTCTGGTGCTTTGGAGAAACTCGTCGGCCCGGTATCGGATCTGGCTACGGCGTTCGCGCAGGCTTTGGGTCCGGCGTTGATCAAAATCGTCGAGTCGGCTCAATCATTTGTTCCGATCCTCACGAACTTCGCTGTCCGCATGTTGAATCTCGTGCCAGTAGTCATGAATCTTGTGGGCCTTTTCCTGAAACTAGCCCCCGCCATCGCTGCCATCGCCGGTCCGATTCTTGTCGCGGCGCTTGCGTTCAGGGCATACGATGCCATTTCAGGGATCATCGGCCGTGTTATTACGGCTGTCAAGGGTTTGACTCTGGCGCAGTTGAAGTTGAATCTCGCCGTTCTCGCCAACCCATATGTGCTAGTAGCGGCGGCGATTATTGCGGCGTTCGCTGCCGTTGGGGCAGCGTTCAAGTTTGTTTACGACCGGTCTGAGGAGTTGCGGCGCGCCACAGCGATTTTGATTCAAACCATCAAAAACATTGTGGGCGTTCTCGTGGGCGATTTGCTCGCGGCTTGGCAATCCATCACAGGGCAGACAGACAAGGCGGGCAAGGCCAGCATGAGCATTGGGGAGGTGCTTGGCAACATAGCCCGTGTCGCAGGTGGGATCCTGTCGAAGGCTCTGGAAATGGTCGGCAACGCCTTCAAGGGGATAGGAGTGGTACTGCGCGTTGTTATCAAGGCCGTCGAAGTCCTCGTGAAGATCTTCCAAATGATCGCGAACATTGTGCGCGTCGTCGTCGTGGCAGCGTTCAATAAAGTCACCGAAATCCTTGGCGGCCTACTCGACAAACTGGGGCCGGTGGGCGATGCGATCAAGAATGTTGGAAAGTTTTTCAAAGACGCTTTCTCTGACATCCCCGGCATTGTTCGAGGGGCGATGGGTGGAGCGGTTCAGTTCATCGAGACTGCCATCAATAAGGCGATTGACGCCATCAACTTCCTGATCGAGCAGTACAACAAGATCCCCTTCGTTACCGATGTCGGATTCATTGACGAGTTCAAGTTCACTGGGTTCGGTGATGCGGCAGCGCAAGTTGATGTTGAGGCGAGACGGGCAGCGGCCATCGCTGGGGAGGCGGCGCGGGATGCGAATGTCGCTGCCCGCTTGTCGGCGGAGTCACTCGCGAACTCTGCGAAGGCTGCGGAGACATTGTCGACGGGCGCCACTGATGGGAAGGGCAAGAAGGGTAATAAGCGGTTAGAGGAACTGAAGAAGCAGTTCGAGGAACTGAAGAAGGTTCTGAACGAGGCCGTTTCCGCATACAACACGATCACCGCCGCGACCGAAAGTAAGTTCGGGGAAGAATCACAGGTGATCAAGGCGTTCGGCAAGGCGGGTGACATCTCCAGTGCCATATCCATGTATGACCAGTTGGATGCGGCGCTGCGTGACTATTTCGCTTCTTTGGAGAAGGCTGCCGGTAAGAACAAGCAACTGGTCGGACAGATCAAGGCGGAGGGGGATGC